TTAGATCCGGTTCTTAAGTGCATATAACATTTCGAGTGCCCGACGCGGCGTCACGTCATCGAGATCCAGCTTGGCCAGTTCATCCAGTACCGGGTGCGGCAGGCTGGCGAACATGTCGCTTTGCTGCGGCGTGGCCGGTTTGCCTTTGACGGCAGGCTTCGGCGCCTCATGGGGCAGTGCGGTGTCTTCCAGTCGGCTCAGATGCTCGCGTGCGCGCACGATGACATCGCTCGGTACACCGGCCAGTTGCGCCACCGCCAGGCCATAGCTCTGGCTGGCCGGCCCCGGCAACACATGGTGCAGGAACACGATGCGTTCGTTGTGCTCGGTGGCGTTGAGGTGCACGTTGGCCACCAGAGGCTCGGCTTCCGGCAACACGGTCAGTTCGAAATAGTGCGTTGCAAATAGAGTATAGGCACGCAAATGTGCAAGTCGCTCAGCCGCTGCCCATGCCAGCGACAGACCGTCGAAAGTGCTGGTGCCACGACCGACTTCGTCCATCAACACCAGGCTGCGCTCGGTGGCGTTGTGCAGGATGTTGGCGGTTTCGCTCATTTCCACCATGAAGGTCGAGCGCCCGCCGGCCAGGTCATCGCTGGAGCCGATCCGGGTGAAAATCCGGTCCACCAGCGACAGTTCGCAGCTGGCCGCCGGCACGAAGCTACCGATGTGAGCCAGCAGCACGATCAATGCAGTCTGGCGCATATAGGTGGATTTACCGCCCATGTTCGGACCGGTAATCACCAGCATCCGAGTGTTGTCGTCCAGGCTCAGATCGTTGGCCACGAACGGCGTGGTCAGCACTTGCTCGACCACCGGGTGACGACCCTGGGTAATGCGCATGCACGGTTCGCTGACGAAGGTCGGGCAATTCAGATCGAGATTCAGAGCACGCTCGGCGAGGTTGCTCAGCACGTCCAGCTCGGCCAGGGCGCCAGCAGTGTCCTGCAGTGGCGGCAACTGGCTGATCAGGTCTTCCAGCAGCGCTTCGTAAAGCATCTTCTCGCGAGCCAGGGCACGGCTCTTGGCCGACAGTGCCTTGTCTTCGAATTCTTTCAGTTCAGGCGTGATGAAGCGCTCGGCACCCTTGAGGGTCTGCCGACGGATGTAGTCTGCCGGTGCCGATTCGGCCTGCTTGCTCGGCAATTCGATGAAGTAGCCGTGGATACGGTTGTAGCCGACTTTCAGGTTGGCCAGGCCGGTACGGGCCTTTTCCCGGGCTTCCAGGTCGATCAGGAACTGACCGGCGTTTTCGCTCAGCGATTGCAGCTCGTCGAGCTCGCTGTCGTAGCCGGTTTTCAGTACGCCACCGTCACGGATCACTGCCGGCGGGTTGTCGATAATGGCTTTTTCCAGCAGCGCCGCCAGTTCCGGATAAGTGCTGGTGGTGGTCGCCAGACGTTGCAGATGCGGCGCTTCCAGGTCGGTCATCGCCACTTGCAGTGCAGGCAGGGCGCCGAGTGCGTCACGCAGGCGGGCGAGGTCCCGAGGACGGGCATTGCGCAGACCGATTCGCGCCAGAATCCGCTCGATGTCGCCGATTTCCTTGAGCTGCGGTTGCAGGCTTTCAAAGCGATAGCGATCGAGCAGGCAAGTGATCGAACTCTGGCGAGCCAGCAGCACAGTCAGATCGCGCAGCGGGCGGTTCAGCCAGCGGGTCAGCAAGCGGCTGCCCATGGCGGTCTGGCAACGGTCGACCACCGATTGCAGGGTGTTGTCGCGGCCGCCGGCCAGGTTGGTGTCGAGTTCCAGGTTGCGGCGGCTGGCGCCGTCCAGCACCACGGTATCGTCCAGCCGCTCGTGACGCAGGCTGCGCAGATGGGGCAGGGCCGTGCGCTGGGTTTCCTTGGCGTACGCCAGCAGACAACCGGCAGCGCCGATGGCCAGGGTCAGGGTTTCGCAGCCGAAGCCTTTGAGGTCCTGAGTGGAAAACTGCTGGCAAAGACTTTTCAGTGCCGAGTCACGCTCGAAATCCCACGGCGCACGGCGACGAACGCCACGGCGTTTTTCCGCCGGCAGGTCCTTTGGCCAGTCATCCGGGATCAGCAGCTCGACCGGGTTGACCCGCTCCAGCTCCGCCAACAGGTTTTCCCAGCCCTTGATCTCCAGCACGGTGAAGTTGCCGCTGGTGATATCCAGCACCGCCAGACCGAACAGACGCTCATCACCCAGTACCGCCGCAATCAGGTTGTCGCGACGCTCATCCAGCAATGCCTCATCGCTGACTGTGCCCGGGGTGATGATCCGCACCACCTGACGCTCCACCGGGCCCTTGCTGGTGGCCGGATCGCCGACCTGTTCGCAGATCACGACCGACTCGCCGAGCTTGACCAGTTTCGCCAGATAGCCTTCCGCCGCGTGATACGGAATCCCGCACATCGGAATCGCCTGCCCCGCCGACTGCCCGCGAGCGGTCAGGGTGATGTCCAGCAACTTGGCTGCCTTCTTCGCGTCTTCGTAGAAGATCTCGTAGAAGTCGCCCATGCGGTAGAACATCAGCTGGTCCGGGTGCTGATTCTTCAGGCGCCAGTACTGCTGCATCATCGGGGTGTGGGAGGACAGGTCGGAGACGGCTTTATTCATCGGATTGTCAGGTAACTCGTTGGAAGATGTGGGGCAAAAGCGGGGCAGTCGCCGGGCTTTTCCGCGATGGGCGCAAGGTTACCATGGGCAGTCTGTCGGACGCAGGCATCGCGGCCCGGTGACATCTATATGGCGCAAAAAGGTCGACTATGCACGATTTATGCAAATCAGCATTTGTCTTCCCGAAAAACTTCAAGCACTATGCGCGTTATGCAAAAACGCAACGTATCCTCCGTCTTAAGAGCACTGCTCGATCAGCACGGGATCTCCCCCACGGAGCTCCACCGTCGCACCGGCGTGCCTCAATCCACTCTCTCGCGGATTCTCAGCGGGAAGATCGTCGATCCTTCGGATAAACACATCTCGAAGATCGCCGAGTACTTCGCCGTGAGTACCGATCAGTTGCGCGGGCGCGCGGATGTTGCGCCGGTCGCGGGCGGCGGGCGCGAGGAGTTGCATTCCGAACTCAAGGACATAAGCCTGTGGGACGATGACACGCCCGTCGATGACGACGAGGTGTCGGTGCCCTTCCTTCGCGAGGTTGAATTGGCTGCTGGATCAGGAAGATTCGTCATCGAAGAGAGCGAACGCTCTAGCCTGCGCTTCGGCAAGCGCAGCCTGCGCCATAACGGCGTGCAGTTCGACCAGGCCAAATGCGTGACCGTACGGGGCAACAGCATGTTGCCAGTGCTGCGTGACGGCGCCACCGTCGGTGTGAACGCGGGCAAGTGCGGGATCGGCGACATCATCGATGGCGACCTTTACGCGATCAACCACAACGGTCAGTTGCGGGTGAAACAGCTCTATCGCCTGCCCACCGGTATCCGCCTGCGCAGCTTCAATCGCGACGAGCATCCGGACGAGGACTACAGCTTCCAGGACATGCAGGAAGAGCAGATCGTCATCCTCGGTCACGTCTTCTGGTGGGGCATGTACGCCCGGTAACGATCCCTCTCTCAGATAAAACCCGCCCACGGCGGGTTTTTTTTTCGCCTGTAGAAAACCGGACAACCCTTGATTGGCGGGGCTTTCATGCATCCGCGCATTTTTCGTGCATAAATAAATGCATTTACGCATTGACTGGATATGCATACATGCATATTCTTGCCACCAAGCCGCTCGACAAAGCGGCTGGCAACAACAGCTCTTTAGTTCCACAAGAACAGGCAGCGATGAACCGGCCTCAACGGTTCAGAGGGTTGGCAACTGACCCGGGTGTGCAGCGTAAAGCACCAGAAGCAGTTATCCGGCGGGCAGGGACCGCGGTCGGAAAAACAATTTGAACGGACTCGTACCGCGCCAGTAGCGCCGAAAAGTCAGCTTCCTTCACGTACACAGGGATGGAAGGAAGGCAAAGGAGTGCATTACTGAAAAGCCCGGCGTTTTGCCGGGCTTTTTGGAATGCCTGTCTGGGCAGAAAGAGAAAGGCCGGAATGCCGGCAATCAAAAAGGATGATGACCATGAAGAAGTACGTACGTGTTGTGGATGGCAAGGTCGACAACATTTTCGAAACCAACAATCCGATCACTGACGATTTCCCGGCGACTCAGGTCTGGGTGGATGTCACTGCATTGCCCAAGATCGATTATTCCTGGAACGCAGTGAAAACCAACGGCGTCTGGACCTTCACCGACAGCGACATGTGGGGCCAGCCATCGCAGTTGTCCAATCAACTGCGCGCCGAGCGATCGCGCCGGTTTGATCGAGTCAACGCCACTCTGCTGGCTACCGCGCTGGAACAAAAGGTTGAACTGGGTCTGGCGACTCCAGCCGACATCGCGGGGTTGCAGGCCTACAAGCAGTTTTTCATCGATATGAGCAACGTCAACAAACAGCCAGGCTACCCGCTGACAATCACTTGGCCTGAAGTTCCATAAACACCGTTTCATGCCGCTGCACGCAGACCGCATGACTCAATGGCCCGGCGCACTGCCGGGCTTTCTGATTGCCGGTCTGGCGGGAACAGAAATGCCGGGAACCGGCAATCAAAAAGGATGATAAGCATGAATCGATACGTCTTCATCACGATGCCCAATTTCAAGGTTTATCGGGTGCTTGATACCGACGAAGGAAAGCCGGTCAGTCTTCCTGACGGATTGTGGGGGGAATGGGTGGATGCCACTGGAAACGCGGAAGTTGCGGTGGGGTGGAATGCCAGATTGGTCAACAATCAATGGGAGTTGCATGCACCCACCTATGAAGAGGTGGCCAGTGAAGTCAAGTTCCTCGCGACTGAGAAGCTATCAACTGCCAAAGGCTGGCTGACGTTCAATCCGCTGGATTACAAGAAGGATCTGGGGATCGCAACGCCAGAGGAAGAAGCGGCATTACTGGCATTCAAGCAATACGTAGTCGCCGTGTGCGAATACAGGAGTCAGCCGGGTTACCCGTTCACCATGATCTGGCCGACAGAGCCTTTTTCGCTGGTTTGATTCGACGATCCGATTGTTCTGGTTTGTATTACTGAAAAGCCCGGCCTCAGTGCCGGGCTTTTTGGAATGCCTGCCGGATGCGCGCCGCTTCAACGAAGCGCCACGGCATAAACACAGTCAGGCGGAGAATCAAAAGGATTTGCAGATGTTGAAAGACTGCCGCTGCGGCCATTGCAAAAGACTGCTCGCCCGAGTGGGTGAGTACACCGAACTCCAGATCAAATGTTCCCGCTGCGGAACATTGAATCATGTGAAGGCCACGAGCCCCGAGCGATCGCCTGTGAGCGACATGCGTGCTGCGTTGTCAGCACAACCTGATCAATCTCCTCATAGGTAAAGACATGAACATTCTGAAGCAATACGTTGCTCCGTTTCTCGCGGTAGCGCTGCTGGGCAATGGCGGCAGCGCAATTGCCGCCAACCTTCTGGTAAACGGCAGTTTTGAACAATCGACATGCGGTGGTGGCTGCATTCTGGACACCCCGGCAAAAACCAATGCCATTACGGGCTGGACGACGTTCCTGTCCGGTGCCGAATACTTCAACATGCCCAATGCCATCGGCGGCTCTGTGGCAGCAGATGGCGTAATGATCGTTGATCTCGCCAACTATGTTTACGGCAACGGTGGCGGGATTCAGCAGAATTTCGCCACTACCCCGGGCGCCCGATACCGATTGACCTTCAGCGCGGGTAACTCGCGTTACGCCAGCCGCTCGGGAGACGGTGTCATTCAGGTGAAAGTGGCCGGGCAAACCGCTACGTTCAACACACCGACAGCCAAAGGCGTCGCGGTCGAGTGGAGCACCGTCACTTACGAGTTCACCGCGATAACCACGCAGACAACTCTGGCGTTTTCCAACGAGCAGAACCCATACGCCAACTATGCCTTTATCGACAACGTCATTGTTGAGCGCCTGTAACGCCCTGCGCAGAGTAGCTGCGGTTACTACCCGTGTGAAAGACAGCACCGCTTCGGTGCTGTCTTTCACACGCCCCTTTATTTCATCAACGCTTTCAGGAGGCGTGACATGACAACCGAGCAACAAGCGTTGGCGGACATGCCGATCTGGCTGGTCATCCTGCTCGCCGTGGCGGGCGGGGTCTCCGGCGAAATGTGGCGCGCCGACAAGGACGGCGCCCGCGGCTGGCCGCTGCTTCGACGGCTGGCCCTGCGCTCCGGCGCCTGCATGATCTGCGGAGTGTCGGCAATCATGCTGCTGTACGCCGCCGGCATGTCGATCTGGGCTGCCGGGGCATTCGGTTGCCTGACCGCCATGGCCGGCGCCGACGTGGCCATCGGTCTGTATGAACGCTGGGCCGCCAAGCGCATTGGCGTCTGCGAAGTTCCGCCACCGCGCGATCCACAGTAACCCATCCCTTTCTAGCCTCGCTGCACGCTGTGCGGCGGGATTTTGCGTGGACAATCGAAAAGGAGGTCATGCATGCCCGCAACGATCCGGCAGCCTTCGCAGCTGTTCACGGCGATGGCGACAGCCTTGCGCAACAACGCCGACCTGAACGTGCAGGTCGGCAATCACGACGACTTCACGGCACCCGGCGACAAGGCCTGGGTGCTGATCGACATCGAACGCAATGCACCGGGAGAGCGCGCTGCCAACGGGCGGATTGCCCACGCATTGACGCTGTCCCTTCAGGTTATTCCGTCGCTTTCCGCCACCGCGTTTGCCGCGTGTGACCTGATCGCCGCCCTGAAAAACCTGATCACCGACAATCGCTGGGGCCTGCCAGGCGATCAGTGCGATCTGCCGATGAACCTCGATGGCTTGCCGTCGCTGGTGGTTCGCGCCGATCAGCCCAACAAGGCGTGGACCCTGACATTCAACCAGACCCTCTACCTCGGTCCGACCTTGCTCGACGACCCGCTCGGCACACCGAAATTCGCCCGTACCTGGGAAGTCAGCGACATCGACGACCCCGATCAATACACCTCGCTGGAGGCCTGACCGATGTTCGACGCGTTACTGCGTATGCAACTGGGCCCGATCATTGAGCGCCTGGCCGAGATGGAAGCAGAGATCGAAGACCTGCACCGACGCGCCGAAAGCTTTTGCCGCATCGGCATTTGTCAGGAAGTCGATGCGGCGAGCAATACCTGCAAGGTCAGTCACGGAGGATTGCTCACCCCGGCCATCAAGTTCTTCAACCCGAGCGCCGGCGCGCAGAGCGAGTCGCGGATTCCCAGCGTGGGTGAACAGTGTCTGCTGCTCAACTACGGCAGCGGAGAGAGTGGCGCACAAAGCGTGGCGTTGTTTGGCTTGAACAGTGACCGCTTTCCACCCGTTGCAACCATTCCCACGCTGACGCGACGGGTGCATGTCGATGGCAGCGAAAGCGGCTACGACGACGCCACGCACACCCTGCACTGGCAAAACGGCCCGGCCGCATTCAGCGGCTCTCGCGAAGCGCTTGAACTGAGCATCGGCCCGGCGCGGCTGGCGATGACGCCGCAAGCGATCAACCTGCAACTGGGCGCCACCGGCCTGACCATCGACGCCTCGGGCGTGCACTTCAGCGGCCCGTTGTTGGATCACCAGGGTCGCGTCATCAGCCCCTGAATCAAGAGCCTCCCATGATCGGAATCGATAGAGACACCGGGGCCACGGTCGACGACTGGCTGCAATTCGTGCAGCGCGCGACACGAGCCCTGACCACGCCGCTGGGCACCCGGCAAAAAAGGCCCCTGTATGGTTCGTTGATCCCCACGCTGCTGGGGCAAAACCTCGGCGATGACGTTCTGCTTCTGGCCCAGAGCCACGCCGCGCAGGCGTTCTACAACCCGCAGAACGGCATCGGCGATTTCCAGCCCGGCGTGATCGTCGCCACCCGACAGGGCGCCGGCCTGCTGCTGCGTTTCGCCGGCACCTGGAAAAACCGCCAACAGACTTTCGAGGTCGTGACATGAGCATGTTGATCCCTGGTCAGAACCAACTGGCCGAACCTTCACTGATCAAGGTCGAGGCCTTCGAGGATTTGCTCGCCGAGTTCAAGACTTTCGTCCTGGAATACGTCAGATCCCGCTCGCCGCAGAGTGCTGCAAAACTCAAGACCAGCCTGGAAAACGAGAGTGAACTGCTGACCATGGCCCTTGAGGCTTTCTGCGTTCGTCTGCAAACCCACGAACGCAAATACAACGCCCGCATCAAGCAGATGCTGGCGTGGTGGGCGACCGGCAGCAACCTTGATGCGCGGCTGGCTGACATGGGCCTGGAGCGACAGCTGCTCGACCCGGGCGACCCGGCGGCATTCCCGCCGGTGCCGGCGATTTACGAAAGCGACGATGACGCCCGGTTGCGCTACTACCTGGCGCCCCATGCCCCGGCGGCGGGTTCGCGAATGCAGTATCGCCGCGAAGTCTTCACCCTCGGTGAACGGCCGGCGGTGAAAGTCGAATCCACCGATGCCGGCGTCGTCGACGTCACCTACACCTTCGCCCCGGATGGTCTCGCCGCACAGGTCAAGGATGGCAATGGCCGCCGCACCGCACCCGGTGAAGTGCAGGTGACTGTGCTGTCCCGCGACGCCGACGGCACACCGTCCGCCGCACTGCTCGACGGCGTGCGCCAACACTTCGCCCGGCCCGATGTCTGCCCGGAAACCGACAAGGTCACGGTCAAGGGCGCCGAGATTCAGCGCTACAGGATCCGCGTGGTGGCGAAGATCAATTCCGGCCCGGATTCGGGCCTGACCAAAGTCGCCGCCGAGCAGCATCTGCAAGCCTACGCCGACAGTTGCCATCGTCTGGAAGGCCGGGTCGACCCGAGCTGGATCGACTACACGCTGCACAGCGCCGGCGCCGTTCAGTTGCAGATTCTTGAACCGCTGACACCCATCGTGTGCACCGCGTTTCAAGCGCCGTACTGCACGGCGGTCGAGGTCGAGGTGCAGACGCTATGACGGACCAGACAGCGCGTCCGACCCTGCTGCCGGCCAACAGCTCGGCACTGGAACGGGCGCTCGATATCGGCTTCGGCACCTTGCTTGACCGCATCGTGCCGCCGTTTCCCGAATTGATGAACCCGAGCGAAACACCGGTCGCGTTCCTGCCGTATCTCGCAGCGGATCGCGGCGTGGCCGAATGGAGCACCGACGCACCGGAGGCGGAAAAGCGCCTGACTGTCGAACTGGCCTGGCCCACTGCGCGCCAGGCCGGCACCCGCAAGGCACTGGAAAACGCCGCCAAGGGGTTGCAACTGAGGCCGGAAATCCGCGCCTGGTACGAACAGACACCGCCGGGCGTGCCATACAACTTTTCCGTGCGGGCCTTCACCGAACAACCCTACAGCGAAGAAATCGACGCCCGTCTCGACCGACGCCTGGCCGATGCCAAGAGCGAACGGGACGTGCTGTCGGTGTCGGTCGGCCTCAGCGCCTTTGGCTCTCATGTGATCGGAGCCGCGACTTTCTGCGGGGAATTGACCACGGTTTATCCGGTGTTCCTCGAAGGCCTTGAAACCTCCGGTGAAGCCTTCATGGCGGCCGGTCTCTACACCGTCGAAACATCCACTATTTATCCTCAGGGGGCCTGAATGGCTGACTATTACACCCTGCTCACCAACGCAGGGATTGCCTACGAAACCGCCTGCAAGGCAGCGGGCGTGCCGATCAAGCTGACGCAGATTTCTGTCGGCGATGGCGGTGGCGCGGTCTACAACCCGGCCGCAACAGCCACCGCGCTGAAACGCGAAGTCTGGCGCGGACCGCTCAATGCGCTGTTCCAGGACGAGAAAAATCCGAGCTGGCTGCTCGCCGAAGTGACCATTCCGCCGGACGTCGGCGGCTGGTACGTGCGGGAAGCCGGGCTGTGGACCGACACCGGCATTCTCTACGCTATCGTCAAATACCCGGAGTCGTTCAAGCCGGTTCTGGCTACGTCCGGCTCGGGCAAAGAGTTCTACATCCGCTCGATTTTCGAGACCAGCAATGCCTCGCTGGTGACGCTGCTGATCGATGACACTGTGGTCAAGGCCACCCGCGCCTGGGTCATGAGTTACCTCGCCGAAGAACTTGGCAAACTCGATGGCAAACAATCGGTGCGCGTCGCCGCCACCGCCAACGTGGTGCTGAACGGTGCGCAGCAGATCGACGGTGTGGCGGTGATTGCCGGCGACCGCGTGTTGCTGCCGAATCAGACTCTGGCCAAGGACAACGGTCTGTGGATCGTCGCCAACGGTGACTGGACTCGGGCCAACGATGCCAACGTCAGCGCCAAGGTCACACCGGGCCTGACGGTGATGGTGGAAGAGGGCACGCTCAACGGCGATTCGTTGTGGCACCTGACCACCAACGCACCGATCACGCTCGGCACCACTGCGCTGACATTCAAGATGCTGGCCGGGCGCACCGGGATTGCTGCCGGCACCTACAAAAGTCTGAGCGTCGACGAATACGGCCGCGCGACGGCCGGCTCGAATCCCGACACGCTGGCCGGTTTCGGCATCAAGGACTCCTACACCAAGGCTGAAGTCGAAGCGCTGATTGCCAAGGCCTCGGCGTTGCCGGTGGGATCGATTGTGGCGTTCCCTGTCGATACACCGCCGCCGGGTTTTCTGGAGCTGGACAACAGCGTCAGGAGCAGCGCGACTTACCCGGACTTGAGCGCCTATCTGGGCGGCAAGTTCAACAAGGGGGATGAGGGCGTTGGTAACTTCCGTTTGCCGGAAGCGCGTGGGGAGTTTTTGCGCGGTTGGGATCATGGGCGGGGGGTGGATGCCGGGCGTGCATCTGGCAGTTTTCAGTCAGACAGCCTCAAGGCTCACTACCATTTCCTTCCGACTGGCTCGGGAGGCGGGCAGGTCGCTGATCCGAATGGAGAGACGCCAACCGTTGTATTGAAAGATACGGCCGCTGATTGGGTTTTGCGCACGGAAGGTGACAATCCTGACCTGAGTATCGGTCGTGTAAGAACCTATAATTTCGGCGCCGCTACAGAAACCCGTCCCCGCAACATCGCCGTCATGTGGTGCATCAAAGCCTGGAACGCCCCGGTCAATCAGGGAAACATCGACGTAGCGGCACTGGTCAAGGAAGTTTCCCGGTTGGGATCTGCCGTTCCGGTGGGCGCTGTCATGGCATTCCCGACAGGGATCGTGCCGCCCGGTTTTCTTGAGCTGGATGGCAGCGTGCAGAGCACTGCGACTTATCCGGATCTGGCGGCTTACCTGGGAACAACATTCAACAAGGGCGATGAAGGAGTTGGTAACTTTCGGTTGCCGGAATCTCGTGGTGAGTTCCTGCGTGGCTGGGATCATGGTCGTGGTGTGGATAGCGGGCGAAATTTTGGCACGTATCAGACTGACGATTTCAAGGCGCACAATCATCCGCCGGCAAATAATCGTCCGGGCTTCATGACTAATGAGTTTCCAACGGTTCAGGCATATCACGCAGCCACTTCGGGGGGACCTCAATCCTACTCGGGTGAAGGGCAACAGATTGCTACGACGGGTAACCGGGGAGGCACGGAAACCCGCCCCCGCAACCTCGCCGTCATGTGGTGCATCAAGGCCTGGAACGCGCCGATCAATCAGGGAAGCATCGATGTAGCTGCACTGGCCAAGGAAGTCTCGCAGCTGAAATCGTCTGTTCCGGTAGGTGCTGTTCTGTCGTTTCCAACGGGTATCGTTCCTGCCGGTTATCTGGAACTGGATGGCAGTGTGCAGAGCATTGCGGTCTATCCGGATCTGGCGGCTTATCTCGGTACAACGTTCAACAAGGGTGATGAAGGTGCCGGGAATTTCCGCTTGCCGGAATCACGCGGCGAATTCTTGCGAGGTTGGGATCATGGTCGCGGTGTTGACGCTGGCCGGACAATCGGTAGCTGGCAAAAAGCGACGTTGGTTGCACACGATGCGGTGACCTCGACAGCGCAGGCTATCCAGGCCGCCGCCTCATCGTGGAAACTCAATCCAGACAGTAGCGGGAAGTCTCACCCGGTACTCGGAGGCGACGTTGCCTTTGCAGCCGACTATCCTGCCGCATTTTTATCTTCTGGCGAACTCACTTCCCCTGTTTCGCTGAATCAGGCGGCGCTGTTTACCGAAGGCCATTTGGTTGGCACCCGCCCGCGCAACCTGGCGGTGATGTGGTGCATCAAAGCCTGGAACGCGCCTGTCAATCAGGGAAGCATCGATATCGCTGCACTTGCAGCGGCTGTTCAAACAACCTCCAGCAATGGTCCGATTGTAGGAAGTCTGCGGGGTGACAAGATGCAGATCACGGTCGCGTCGTCCTCCGGAGCGATCAAGGTAGCCGGGGTGGTTGTCGGCAATTCCAACGGCAAGACTCGTACGCTGCGAAACTTCAGCCAGTTGATCGATCTGGCTTCGGCAACCAAAGGCCTTGGTGCCATGGATGTCGGATCTGCACCAGTCAATGGCTACGTGGCGCTTTATGCGTTCTATAACCCTGACACGGAGGCTCAGGGCGTGATGGCGTGGAACTGCACGTCGGCTGTGGCGCCTGTTATGTACGGTGGATCGGCTCCACCAGCGGGTTACACCTACTCGGCGCTGATCGGGGTGTGGCCAACGAACGCCAGCGGCCAATTTCCGAATGGTTATCAGGAAAACCGAATGTTCTTCGGTAATAGCAAGGAAGCGTTGTCGACACAGGGCGGCAGGTCCAGCTATACGCCGTTCTCGGTGGCTTCCGCTGTTCCGATGAATGCAAAGCAGTGTCAAGGCTTCATTGGGCTTTCCAACGCCTCGGCTGGTGTCAATACCTATGCAGCCTTGGGCGGCGAAAATGGTGTGGGCAACGTACAGTTCGCTTGCAATCCCTCTGGCGCTGCAAACGGTGGCCCTCAAAGTCCTTTTCCGCTTCTGCCGCTGACGAGTCCTCAGACGCTGTATCACACCCTGTCGGCGTCTGCGGGTATCGCAACCTTTAGCATCAACATCACGGCATACAAATTTTAAGGGTAACCCATGAGCATCTATGTCCAATTTACGGACGAGCACCAGCTTGCCGTGACGGCGGTTTTTGCAGAGCCGCAAGATGAGGTGTATTGGCCAAACCAGGGCGTCGTTACGGATGACGATGAGCGCTATCTGGCCTACATCGCTTCAAAAACCGGAAATACCCCGGTCTCAAAAGAAGACGTCATCGCTGCCGAGCGATTCCGCCGGGAAGCCTCTGGCGTGTCGGTCGGCGAACTGCTGATCGAGACAACCCGCGACAGCCAGGCGCTGATCGCAAGCACCGGGCTTTCAGCCATTCTCGATCCCGAATACCGCTGCAATTTCAAAACGGCGAAGGGGTTCGTCGAGATTGGCGCTGCGCAAATCATCGAAATTGCGAAAGCCGTGCGGGCGCACGTACAGGCTTGCTTTGACCGCGAACTGACGTTGTTACGCGCAATCGAGACCGGCGAATACCGCGACGAAATGCTTGCCGAAGGCTGGCCGGATTCATTGTCGCCCGATACCGCAAATCTCAAATAAACGCCCCGCATCCCGGGGCGTTTTCTTTCCCCCAAAAAACACTCAACACCCGCCAAGCCCCTCCCCACGAGGGGCTTTCCCGTTTATGGAGAAACGAAAAATGGCAACCCGCCAAACCTACACCGTGCTCGTTCCATTCCCCACCGGCGGTGGGCACTGGTCGAGCGTCGGCCAGGAACTCGATCTGCTCGATGTCGAGGCCAGTGCCCTGCACAGCGCCGGTCGACTGGAGCTGAAAACACCTACCACCAAGGCCGTGAAGGCCGCTGCCAAGAAGGCTGACTGAATATGGCTGAGGTTCTGAACTTCGAGCACAACGGCATTACCGTCAATGCCACCGAATCCCCCGAGGCCATGGGTGGCCTGGGTGACAACGTCATCGGTCTGGTCGGTACTGCGCCGAAAGCCGATCCGCTGATTCCGCGCAACGCACCGTTTCGCATCAACAGCTTCACCACCCACGCACTGCTCGATCCGACCGGTGCGGAAGAGGGCACCCTGTACCACGCCGTTTACCAGATCCTCAAAGTGGTCAAGGTGCCGGTGTACGTGGTGATTGTCGAAGCGGGCGCGACCCCGGCCGACACCGTCAACGCAGTGATCGGCGGCATTGAGCCAGCCACCGGCCGCAAGCTCGGTCTGGCCGCACTGGGCAGCGTCCCGGAAGACCTGACCATCATCGGCGCGCCGGGCTTCACCGGCACCAAGGCGGTGGCCAGCGAGTTCGCCTCGTTCGGCAAGCGCATCAAGGCCCGCGTGGTGCTGGACGGCAAGGACGCCTCGGTCGCCGACCAGGTGACCTACAGCCAGGAACTGGGCGGCGCCGACCTCGGTTTCGACCGTTGCCTGGTGGTGCACAACATGCCCGCCGTGTACTCGAAAGCGGCGAAGAAAAACGTCTTCCTCGCGCCATCCAGTCTGGCAATCGCCGCGCTGGCCAAGGTCAAGCAATGGGAAAGCCCGGGCAACCAGGTGACCTACGCCGAAGACGTGTCCCGGGTCGTTGAGTACAACATCCTCGACACCTCCACCGAAGGCGATCTGCTCAACCGCTACGGCGTCAGCTACTACGCCCGCACCGTGCTGGGCGGCTTCTCGCTGCTGGGTAACCGCTCGATCACCGGCAAGTTCATCAGCTACGTCGGTCTGGAGGACGCCATCAGCCGCAAGCTGGTGAAGGCCGGCCAGAAAGCCATGGCCAAGAACCTGACCAAGTCGTTCATGGATCAGGAAGTCAAACGCATCAACGACTGGCTGCAGACCCTGGTCGCCGACGAAACCATTCCCGGTGGCAGCGTTTATCTGCACCCGGAACTCAACAGCGTCGAGAAGTACAAGAACGGCACCTGGTACGTGGTCATCGACTACGGCCGCTACGCGCCGAACGAACACATGGTTTATCAACTCAACGCCCGCGATGAAATCATCGAGCAGTTCCTGGAGGACGTTCTCTAATGTTTACCAACCGTAATCGCCAGGCCATCGCGGCCACCCTGCAAGGCCTGCCGCTGTCGGCGACCGTGGAAGAGTTCACCCCGCCGAAAATCGAATTCGACGTGGAAGAGATGCGTGGCGGCCGCTTCATCGTTGAAGAAATGGTCAAGGGCGGCAAAGCGCTCAACGCCAAGTTGACCCTGCAAGGCATGGGCACCGAGGTCATGCTTGCACTGGGTGTGAAGCTGGGCGACGACATCCTGCTGAACGTGCGTGAAGCCGGTCAGGACCAGGACGGCAACACCTGGTTCACCTACCACACCGTCGGCGGCAAGCTGAAATCCCTGGAGGAAACCGCGGTGAAAATGGGTGAAAAACCCAAGACCAACCTGGAGCTCTCCTGCCGTACCTACAACCGTCTGGAAAATGGCGTGCCGGTGATCGACATCGACGTGCGCACTCAGAAGTTCGTACTCAACGGCGTCGACATCCTCGGTGATGCGCGTCGTGCGGTGCTGATGCCGTAAGCCTTTCGGCGCATCAAGCACACACCCTGTGGGCGCTCATGCCCGCAGGGATCTTCAAGAACACCCAAGGAATTCCTTTCATGTCGTGGATGCCACCCAAGCATGACCTGCTGTCGCCGATCACCGGTGACGACGGCTCGCAGATCGAATCGATCCAGCTCAAGCCCCTGTTCTACGCCGCCCAGAAAGAAGCGCTGGAACGCGCCGGCGATGACGAAGACGATCAGTTCTTCGAACTGGCGCTGCTGGCTACCGGCCTGTCGGTCAAGGAACTCGACCAGCTCAAACGTCCGGACTACGTGACCATTGCGCAGTACGTACACGAGATGTCGACCCGTCCGGCGTCGTACTTTCTCGACCAGGTCGAAGACGCGGAAAAGTCCGACGATCCCGACCGGGTGCAACTGCTGCAACCGCTCGCCGTCACCGGCCGCACCGTGACCTCGCTGAGTCTGGAAATGCCGGCGCTGCGGGCCACCAAAGTGATGAAGAAACTGAAAACGGCCAAGGAACGCGCCGAGTTCATCACCGCCCATTGCACCGGCCTGATGATCCCCGATCTGGCCCTGATGAGCGTCCCGGACTGGACGCAATTGCAGGTGCGCATCGATGATTTTTTAAACCAGCCGGCGGCCTTCTTTCAGAACGCGACATCGAAGTAATCCTCGATATCGTGCCGCTCATTTACCCGGTAAGTGAAGCGGAAATTCTGGAGTGGGACGCCGAAAAGGCGTTGCGCCGCTACGACATAGCGATCACTCGCCTTGGCGTGAAACAGGAGTAGAGCGGCATGGCAGACGGTAGCTATTCGCTGACATTCACCGAGGTCGACCAACAAGCCCAGGCGTTGAATACGGCCAGTAAAATGGCCAGCCTGATGTCTCCCGCATCGAGCATGCAGGGCGCCGATTCAGCATCGGCCAATATTGTGTCGGACTTGAGTCTTTCAGGCGCCTTCGCAGGCCTGGGTCTGGCACTGGCGGATTCCACCGCCGAGCTTCGCCGATTGACGAGCGAACAGGTTCAGCTCAGAGATGTGTTGAGCACGATCCACGGTGTGCTGGTATCGCAACGCTCATTGCAACAAGCCATGAATGATCGGCAGGCGCAGCCCGGCCCTGTTGCCGGTACAGGGTCTGGAGTGCCTTCAGCGAATCCTGACAAGGATGCGCTGAAGGATCTTCGGCCCGCCATCAACTTTGATACCGCGATGGCAAAACTGGAAACGGTCGTCGGGTTCAAAGGCGATGAACGTCGGACATTTGGCATTGCGCTGGAGCAAATGGCCACCGAGTCGAAGGTGGCTGCCGGTGGCAGCACCATGCTTGATCTTGCAGGTGTCGGTTACACCGCTGTCAAAGCAGGGGTCGGCAATGATCATGTAAATGACAAAGGCGAACTGGATAACGGCGCCAGACAAAAAGATGTGCTGGAGTTCACCCGAGACACGGGCGTCACAGCGACAGCGTTTGGAATGAAGGCTGCGGATACGGCCGATCTATTGATCGGCTGGCGCACTTCGATGAGTCTCAATCGCGCGCAAACCCTCGATCTCGCCGATGCAACCAGCCTGCTTGGAAGCCGGTTGAGTGCCTCGGAGGCTGACATCGGCTCGATTCTCAGCAACTACGGTGCTTCCGCAAAAGGTGCCGGGATGACTCCCGAGCAGGCAGCGGCGTTTTCTGCGGCGTTGCTCAATGCGGGTGTCAACCGGGCGGATGCCGGTGTGGCCTTCGAGAAAATCTCCACGACGCTGGCGCTGGGAGACAAAGCTTCGCCCAGTCAACGAGCCGCAATCGTTGACCTGAAGCTCAACCCTCAAGCGCTTGCCGGGCAGATGAAAGTGGATGCCCCGGGCGCCATTCTCAAAGTGCTGGAGGCGTTGAAGAAACAATCGCCTGATCGGCAGTCCGAGTTGGCCATGACGCTGTTTTCGGTCGACCAGCCCGTGATCAAAATGCTGCAGAACACCGGGGATGTGAAACGCTCCTTCGATCTGGTGGCTGATAAAAAACAGTACGCCACTTCCGAGCTTGGCGAAGGTGCCAGTGCGGTCAATGAGACTGCCCGTATTCAATCGCAGACATCGCAAGCGCACATCAACGGCTTCAATGCGCAAAAGGATCGCCTCTATACCTCCGCAGGCGATACGGTGTTGCCATCCTTCAATGCTGTTGCCGACACCGCAGCCAAGGCAGCCGGTGGTTTGAGCGGGCTGGCGGAACAGTATCCAACACTCACGGCGGCGCTGGTCCTGAGTATTGCCGGGATCAGGTCCATTGCACCGCTGGGCAAGATGTACGCCGGTGCTGCGGGCTGGGTGAAGGATACCGTTGGCACGCTACAGGGGGCGTACGGCAAAGCGGTCAGTGTAGCCGGCAGTATCCGAACGGGAGCCGGCACCCTGGTCGGCAGTATCAGAACGGGAGTTGGCACCCTGGCCACCAGGACCGAGCCGCTAAGAGCAGCGGCTGCCAGCCGGATCGGTTACATGAGATCCGCTGCCGGCCGCAGCATGATCAGTCGAGGTGCCCGATTCGGTCGGATCGCAGGTCCCCTGGCCATGCCGCTGACGATGCTCGAGGCCGGTATGAAAGTCGTCGAAGGCGTGGCCGAGAACGATACAAAAAAAGTCGCCGGAGGCGTAGGCATGGCGGCGGGAGGCCTGGCTGGCGGATATGCCGGCGCAAGCATCGGCGCCACGATCGGTACCTTCATCCTTCCCGGCGTCGGTACGTTGATTGGCGGTGCCCTGGGCGGTGCCATCGGGAGTTTTTACGGCAGTCAGGAAGGGGAGGCTCTGGGTGAAAAGCTTGCGACACCGGCCCCTGACAAGTTGGCACCACCTGCGGAAGTCAGCGCAGGCCTGAGCACTGTGCAAGCACAAAATCAATCCAGCGCGAATGTCACCTACGCCCCGGCGTTCCACTTCAGCGGCGGCGATCTGGCCAGCGTTGAAAAGGTGAGTGCCATGGTCGCGCAGGTCATGCAGACGCACTTCACCTCTGACTTCACGCCGTTGATGAGTGCCAATCCCCTCGGCACACGCCGTGATGCAGCCCTGACTGATGGAGTCGCCTGATGAAACAACAAATGGCACTGGGCAGTTTCATCTTTGGCCTGTCCCGCGGTTTTGCCTACAACAGTTTTCTGCGCAAGTCCGACGGCGGCTGGACGGAACTGCAGATTCTCACCAGTAAACCCAAGTCCCACCAGACGGGGCAAAAGCCCGAAACCCTGACCATCACCGGCAAATCAATGTACGCGGTGGCCATGGATCGGCTGGATGAGCTGCGGGCGCTGCAAGCCCTTCGCGTACCGCTGCCGCTGATTGATGGTATTGGCCGAAACTGGGGCCTGTGGCGAATCACCACGGTTCAGGAAACCCAGACCTGCATCATTGATGATGGTACGGCGATGGTGGTCGACTGGACCCTTGAGTTGGCGGAGTTCAACAATGCGTAAGGTACGAAGCGTGGCCGGCGATTCGGTGAATCTGTTGCTGTACCGCGAAACCGGTCGCAGCGATGACTCCGCCGAAGACGCCCTGTGGCAGCTCAACCCGACGCTGGCCGAACACGGCCCCGTCTTGCCTGCGGGCATCTGGGTGGTGCTGCCGGAACTCGACTCGAAGCCGGCGGCGATCAAGCCGGTTTCAGCCTGGGATTAAGGAGGTTGTATGGCACAGGGTTTCACGCCTGTGGTGGAAATCTACGGGACCAACGCGGCGCTGCTCAACCAGCGCCTGATCAGTTGGGAGCACGTCGATGCTGCCGGTACCGAGTCTGATCAACTGACGCTGACGGTCGATCTGGAAGGGCTTGAAGGACTGCCTAATCTCGGTGGCAGAATCGGTCTTCGGGTCGGCTATCGCGAATCGAAAATTGTCGACAAGGGCCTGTTCAAAGTGACGCGCCTGACACCGACCCTGTTCCCGTTTCGCCTGACGCTGGTTGCCACGGCCGCGCCGTTCAGCGCCGCCGACGAGACCGGCTTCAAACAGCGGCGTACGGCCAGTCATGGCCCGACCACCCTGGGCGCGCTGTTTGGTGAACTGGTTTCGCCTCATGGATTTTCTCCACGGGTGGCGTCCGATCTGGCGCTGATCAGGATCGATCACATCGACCAGTCCAACGAAACCGACATGGGTTTCCTGACGCGCCTGGCGAAGAAGTACAAGGTGATCGCCAAACCGGTGGGCGAGCTGTATGTGCTGGCGCGCCCCGGTCAGACCAAATCGCTGTCGGGCAAGGCTTTGGCGGACGTGCGTCTGTCGGTGACCGAGAACAACCGCCCCGGCGATCACGCTTTCATCAGCGCCACCCTCGAAGAAACCGCCCGGGCACAGGCCAAAGGCTGCAAGACCCGGTTCCTGGATAAGGCCATCGGTGTGATGCGTGAGGTACTGACCGGTGAGGCGCCCTACAAGACTGTGCGTCAGATCTGCCAGAGCGAGGAGGAGGCCAAGGCTATCGGTGAAGGCGAAGTGCGCAAGATGCTGCGGGAAAAGTACAAGGTGAAGATCACCTGCCCGGGCAATCCGCTGCTGTCTGCCGAGGGCCTGCTGTTGCTTGATGAGACCTGGCCGGACTTCCTGCGTGGTCGCTGGTCGATCGAAAAAGTCACCGCCAGCGGCAAGCGCGAAGAAAGTTATCGCTGCGTCATCGAGGCTACCAGCCTCGATCCGAAAGCAGACGCCAAAGACTGATTCACCCCGCCATACGCTCCCACTCCTGCGTCACTCTCTAACACTGGAACGCTCCCAATGAAGATCTCCCCGATCCTCACGCAGCTGCGTGCGCAATGCCCAAGCCTTGCCGGCCATATCGCGACAGGTGTCGACCTGGCGCTGCTGCAAGGCAACCCGAATCTGCCGACCCCGTCGGCCCATGTTTTACCCCTGGCCGATCTGGCCAGCGCCAGCACCGCACAGAACTCCGCCAGCCAGCCGATCCGCGACCGCTTCGAAATCATCCTGGTGCTCGACGCCACGGATGCCACAAAAGCGCTGGATCTGTTGCACGACCTGCGCGCCGAAGTGTGGCGTGCGCTGGTGGGGTTCAAGCCCGGTTCGGACTACAGCGCCATCGTTTATGACGGTGGCGAAACGGTCTCGATCAACAGCAGCCGCGCGTTCTACCGGCTGCGCTTTTTTGCCGAGTTCCAGCTGGGCCGCAATCTGCCAAGTCAGCCTGCGGAGAGTTGGCACGAACGCGAACTGGACGGTTTGTCGTCCTTTACCGGGGTCACCGTGCGGGTCGATGCGATCGACCCGGCCGACCCCAACCTGAAACACCCCGGCCCTGACGGGCGCGTGGAAATGACTTTCTCTGGAGACGTAACCCCATGAGCAACCGCATCACCGTAGTGCCGGCCACCGGCCGTGCCGTGCCGGACCCGGAAGCAGGCGACCTGCTGCCACTGGAAGGCCGTGAAGTGCTGGACAGCGCCTGGTGGCGCCGGCGTCTGGCCGACGGCGATATCACCCTCAAAACCGCAACAGCTAAACAAAAGGGAGCCAAATAATGGCGATCGGATTCAGCAACATTCCTGCGGACATTCGTGTACCGCTGTTCTATGCCGAAATGGACAACTCGGCCGCCAATAGCGCGTCCTCGTCCATGCGCCGGCTGATCGTGGCGCAGGTCAACGACAACATCACCCCGAGCGAAGTCGGCAAACTGGTGCTGGTTTCCAGCGTGGCACTGGCCAAGAGCATTGGTGGCCAGGGCTCGATGCTGGCGTCCATGTACGAGACCTTCCGCAAGGCCGACCCGATCGGTGAGATCTGGTGCCTGCCGCTGCACAACGCCACCGGCGCCATCGCCAAAGGTGTGCTGACCCTGACCGGCACCGCGACTCAGGCTGGCGTTCTCAACCTGTACGTCGGCGGCGTCCGCGTCCAGGCCTCCGTGGTCAACGGCGCCACCGCTGCACAGGCGGCCACCGCCCTGGCACAGAAAATCAACGCCACCGCCGATCTGCCGGTGAGCGCTGCGGCTGCCGAAGGCGTCGTCACCCTGAACGCCAAATGGACCGGCGAGAGCGGCAACGACATCAGCCTGCAATTCAATCGCCTGGGCAAGAGCAACGGCGAAGAAACCCCGGCCGGCCTGACCACCGCTGTCACCGCCATGAACGGCGGCGTCGGTGTGCCGGATCAAGTGGCTGCCGTTGCAGCACTGGGTGACGAGCCGTTCGAATTCATCGCGCTGCCATGGTCCGACCTGGCCACCCTCAACACCTGGCAAGCGGTGATGGACGACAGCACCGGTCGCTGGTCCTGGGCCAAGCAACTGTTTGGTCACGTCTACAGCGCCAAGCGCGGCACCGTCGGCACTCTGGTCGCAGCCGGTCAGGCACGCAACGACCAGCACATGACCATTCAGGCGCTGGAGCCGGGCGTTCCGCAACCGGTGTGGGTACAAGCCGCGGCACTGGCTGCACGTACTTCGGTGTTCATCTCGGCCGACGCCAGCCGTCCGACCCAGAGCGGCAGCCTGCCAGGCGTCGATCCGGCTCCGGCCAGCGAGCGCTTCACCCTGACCGAGCGTCAGTCGCTGCTCAACTACGGCATCGCCACCGCGTACTACGAAGGCGGCTACGTGCGCATCCAGCGCTCGATCACCACCTATCAGAAGAACGCTTACGGTCAGGCTGACAACTCGTACCTGGACAGCGAAACCATGCACCAGTCGGCGTTCATCGTGCGTCGTCTGCAAAGCGTGATCACCAGCAAGTACGGTCGCCACAAACTGGCTTCCGACGGCACCCGCTTCGGCGCCGGCCAGCCGATCGTCACCCCGGCGACCATTCGCGGTGAGCTGATCGCCCAGTACGCCAAGCTCGAACTGGAAGGCCACGTGGAAAACGCCGAGCTGTTCGCCGAGCACCTGATCGTCGAGCGCGACGTGCAGGACCCGAGCCGCGTGAATGTGCTGTTCCCGCCTGATTACATCAACGGTCTGCGCGTGTTCGCACTGCTCAACCAGTTCCGTCTGCAGTACGACGACGTCGCCTGATCGGCCCGTTTGAGACTGTGATTTCAGCCCACCTCGCGTGGGCTTTTTATTTGAAGGGAGTAACACCATGGGTCAACTGATTGCAGGCACCTGCTACGTCAAGGTCGACGGCGCACAACTGACCATCAATGGCGGCTGCGAAGCCCCGCTGATGGCCGTCAAACGCGAAACCGTCGTACCTGGCTTCTACAAGGAAACCGACATCGCGCCGTCGTTCAAGGTTACTGCGCTGCACACCGCCGACTTCCCGCTGAAGAAGCTGATCGAAGGCACCGACATCACCGTCACCTGCGAATTCAGCAACGGCAAAGTCTACGTGCTGGCCGGTGCCTACCTGGTCGAAGAGCCAGTCTCCAAAGGCGATGACGCCACCATCGAACTGAAATTCGAAGGCATCAAGGGGACCTGGCAATGAGCGGCGCCGTGAAGCTTCAAGTTGCGATCGAAGCTCACGGCGAGCCCCTGACCGAGCTCTTCCTGCGCCGTCCGACGGTGCAGGAAGTGCGAGCGATCAAGGCGCTGCCGTACAAGATCGACAAGAGCGAAGAGGTCAGCCTCGACATGGACGTGGCGGCCAAATACATCGCCGTGTGCGCCGGCATTCCGCCGTCGTCGGTCAACCAGCTGGACCTGGCTGACCTCAACGCGTTGAGCTGGGCCGTTGCAGGTTTTTTCATGAGTGCGGCGTCGGAGCCATCACCGACCTGATTTCGGTCGCCTATGACCTGGCCTGGTTCTGGAAGGTTGACCCCGAACAGATGATGGCCAGGCCACTGGATGTGCTTCGCGAATCGCTGGAGCACGCGCAACGGATCAATGCGATGCAGCAGGTGCAGTGATGGCCAATACACAGATAAACACGATCCAGCAAAACATTCAGACCACGGCCAACATGCTCGAGGTGACGCAAGGTCTGCAGAAAACGGCGACCGAGATGAAGGGTGTTCGCGCCAAGGTCGCGGGCTTCAAGAAAAGCCTGGAAAGCAGTGGACTCAAGCCGCTGGATCTGTCCGGTTTTGTTTCCGGGGGCGGCTTGCTCAAGCCGTTTCAGGACGGCTTGAAGAAGGCGATCAAGGCCGAAGACGAACTGGCGAACAAGAGCAAGAAACTCAAGGCCCCGGCGCTGGCAAAGGATGCCGTTATACCCAAGCCGTTGCCCAGGCCCGCGACCGCGCAACTTCCCGCACCGGTAAAGGGTGAAACCTCTACCAATCTCGCGAAGTTCAACGTTTCGCTCGACAACATCTCGCTGAAGATCGGCCAGGCGCTGTTACCGGCAGTCAAGGGGCTGGTGACGGCGCTGGTGCCGGTCATGACTACGGTCGGCAAGTTTGTCGCCGAGCATCCTCAAGTGGTTGAAGGGCTGGCAGCGGCAGCAGTGGCGTTCACCGTGGTGACCACGGCCGCTGCCGGACTCAGTGCGGTGCTGACACTGCTGGCCTCGCCGATCGGCTTGTTTGCCGCCGGAGTCGCGCTGGCGGCCGGTCTGATTGTCGCCAACTGGAAACCGCTTTCGGCTTTCTTTGCCAGGCTGTGGCAACAGATCGCCCCGGTGGTACTGCCGATGGCGAACTTTTTCAGAACCCTGTTCGACTTCACCCCGCTGGGCATGGTGATCAACAACTGGGGACCGGTCAGCACGTTCTTCGCAGCTCTTTGGAACGTACTCAAGGCAGTGGCTGCGCCGGTAATCGATTTCTATACAACGCTGTTTGCCTACTCACCGCAGGCGCTGATTCTGAAAAACTGGCAACCATTGGTTGGCCTGTTTGCTTCGATCTGGGATTTGCTGCGAGCGGTGTCGGTGCCGATCTCAGCGTTTATTCAAGACGTGGTGGACTCCATCAGTCTGTCGGTGGTGGAACTGTATGCGGTGATTAGCGAGCAGTTGGGCTGGTCGCCGCTGGAAACGATCATCGAGGCCTGGGGATCGGTGACGGTGTGGATTCAGAAGTGGAGTGACAAGTTCTACGACGCGCTGGCGCCGGTCCGGGAGTTTTTCAATGGCGGTCTTGGCACACTCGCTGCCGAGGCGTCGGCCAAGGTCGATGTCCTCACCCGTGCTCAGCTGAAAACCAATGCCGAAGGCAAGGGCGAGTGGGCTCCGGGTTTTTTTGGCTCTGATGCCGACTCCACGCCCGGCGTTTCGGTGCCGGAAGGCGCATTGACGCAGAACTCCAGTTCGTTGACGCAGAATTCCAGCTCGCTGACGCAAACCTCCAACAGCCTGATCCAGCAAAGCGCCGCCAACAACCGCACACAACTCGAAGGCGGCCTGACGGTCCGCTTCGAAAATGCGCCGGCGGGGCTGCGCACCGATCAACCGCAAACCAATCAACCGGGGCTGGCGCTCAGTTCGCGCATCGGCTATCGCTCGCTATCGGCAGGAGGTTCCAATGAACTGGCGTGACCGTTTGTTGCCGGCATCCTTTCGCGGTGTCGGCTTCTGGATCGACCAGGCGAAAACCCCGGTCGGTCGCAAGGGGCAGTTGCACGAATACCCGCAACGCGACCTGCCGTTTTTCGAGGATCTCGGCCAGCAGGCCAAGACCCACGATCTGACGGCGTTCATCATCGGTGCCGATTGCCTGGAGCAGCGCGACAAGCTGCTCCAGGCCCTGGAGCAGGGCAGCGGCGAACTGGTGCATCCGTGGCTGGGACGTTTGCAGGTCAAGGTCGGCGAGTGCGACATGACGCACACCCGTCAGGACGGCGGGATGGTGACATTCACCCTGAAGTTCTACCCCGACCGACCGCTGCCGTTTCCGACGGCGACGGTCAGCACGCAAAAAGTCCTGCTGATCAAGGCCGACGGTTTGCTCGGTTCGGCGGTGGCGCGCTTCGAACAGGCGATGACCCTGATCAAGGCCGCGCGGATCGGCATCACCAATCTGCGCAACAGCCTCACCGGTGTGTACGACGTGATCAAGGAGCAACTCAAACCGCTGATCGCGCAATACAAGCAGATCACCGAACTGGTCAGGGCCGTCAAGGAACTGCCCAAGGAAGTGGCGGCGGAGTTCAAGGGCTTGCTCGGCGATATCAAGGAGCTGAAGGAGTTCGCGAAGGAGGGTTACCGTGGCGTGATTGCCGACGTGTCCCAACAGATCGAAGCCATCCGCAAGGCCGACGCACCGAAAATCACCACCGGCAAGGACACCACCGCTGCGGCGCAGGCCCTGGCCAATCTGGTGCAGGACACCCTGATCGTCAAAGTGGCGCAGTGGGTGGCGTCGATGCCGGTGGCGTCGACGCCGGTGAAACTGTCGTCGACACCTTCGCTGGACCAGCAGTCGAAACAGCCGGTCAGCCGTCAGGAAGTGCCCGTCACGGATGATCTGCAAACGCTGCAAAAAGCGTTGAACGAAGTGCTGCAAATGGCTCAGGACAAGGCCGATCCCGCGCACTACCAGGCCATCGGCGATCTGAAGGAGGCGCTGAATGGGCACTTCAAGGCTGTGGCGTCGTCCGGTGTGCGACTGGTCAGCAAGACTTTCCAGGAAACCTTTCCGGCACTGGTCGTGGCCTACAAGCAGTTTGGCGACGCCACTCGGGTGACCGAGGTCATTCAGCGCAACGGGCTGTCTCACCCGAGCTTCCCACCCAACGAAGTCAAGGTTTCCAGGGAGTGAGCCATGAGCGAGACTGACAACCGCGTCACGCTCACCGTCGGCAACCTGGAATTCGGCGGCTGGAAAAGCGTGGAGATCACCGCGGACCTGGAGCGCCAGTTCCGCACCTTCAAACTCGACATCACCTGGCAATGGCCGGGGCAGACCGTGGATCAGCGGATCAAGGCCGGCGACCCGTGCGAAGTGCGGATCGGCCAGGATCTGGTGCTCACCGGTTATGTCTTCAAGGCCCCGATCAGTTATGACGGGCGGCAGATCAGCCTGAGCATCGAAGGCAGCTCCAAGACCCAGGATCTGGTGGATTGCGCAGCGCGAAACAACCCCGGCCAATGGCAGGATCAGTCGCTGCTGAGCATCGTCCAGGCCCTGGCCATGGAGTACGCGTTGATGGTGGTCAACGAAATTCCCGAGACCGCACGCCTGAGCAAACATACGATTGTGCCGGGTGAAACGGCGTTTCAATCGATCGACCGTTTGCTCTCGCTCTACCGGGTGTTTTCCACCGATGACGCCGAAGGCCGGCTGGTGCTCGCCAGACCCGGCAGCGGCGGCCGCGCCAGCGATGCACTGGAGTTGGGCAAGAACATTCTCTCGGCCAATGCGCCGATGGATTTCAGCCAGGTGTTTTCCGAATACCGGGTGATCGGCCAGCAGAAGGGCAACGACAAGAAGAGCGGGGCGGCGGCCAGCGAAGTGGAATCGACGGCGGCCGACCTGAGTTTCAAACGCCGGCGTACCACGATCATCAACGAAGGCTCGCAACTGACGTTCGAACTGGCCCAGCAACGGGCCCAATGGGAGAGCGCGACGCGCATGGGCCGGGCGCTGACCACGACTTATCAGGTGCAGGGCTGGCGTCAGTCCAATGGCGATCTGTGGCGTCACAACACGCTGGTGCGGGTCAAGGATCCGGTGCTTGGCTTCGATGAAGACATGCTGATTTCCAAGGTGACGTATTCGCTGTCGGCGCAAGGTTCGGTGACCACCCTGCAAGTGGCGCCACCGCATACCTTCGACGCGAATCCGACTCCCCCGAAAAAGACCTGAGCCCGCCACCGCCCTCCAAGGAAAACCCTATGAGCCTACTGACACGCCTGCTGGCGCGCGGCACTGTCGTGCTCGCCAGTTCGGCCTCCAAGCTGCAATCGCTGCAAATGCGCCTTACCGCCGGCGAAGTGAACGACGACATGGAGCACTTCGAACCCTACGGCTTCACCAGCCATCCGCTGGCCGGCGCCGAAGGTGTCGTCACGTTCCTCGGCGGCGACCGTTCCCACGCCATCGCCCTTGTGGTCGCTGACCGCCGTTATCGCCTGCAATCGCTGGCGGCCGGCGAAGTGGCTATCTACACCGACGAAGGCGACAAGATCCACTTCAAGCGCGGGCGGATCATCGATATCGAAACCGCCACGCTGAATATCCGCGCCAGTACGGCGGTGAACTTTGACACGCCGGTGATCAACCAGACCGGCAAGATCGTTTCCAAAGGTGATCAGCTGGCCGGCGGCATCAGCCAGATCAAGCACGTGCATGGCGGCGTGCAGGGTGGCAGCGGCCAGACCGGCGTGCCGGCGGGAGGTCAATGATGCTCTTCAGTCAAAACCTCCACGCCGCGCTGACCCGCTCGGTGCTGATCAGCCTGTTCTCCTGGCGCCGTGCGGCCGACGACGATGCCCTCGACGACGAGGAGCGTTACGGCTGGTGGGGCGACACCTTTCCCACCGTGGCCGACGACCGCATCGGCTCGCGGCTGTGGCTGCTGCGTCGGGTCAAGCTGACCCGGCAGACCCAGATGGACGCCGAGTTCTATGCCCGCGAAGCCCTGCAATGGCTGATCGACGACGGCCACTGCAGCGCCATCGACATCATCAGCGAACGCCTCGACGCCCAGCGCCTGAACCTGCGTACGGTCCTGACCCTGGCCGACGGCGAACGCCTGGACATCAACCCCGATAACAGTTGGCAGGTGATCTATGCCGTTTGAAACCCCTTCGCTGCCGGTGCTGATCAAGCGCACCCAAAGCGACCTGGCCGGCGATTCGCTGCGCCAGTCCGATGCGCAAGTCCTGGCCCGCACTGTCGGTGGTGCCGCTTACGGTCTGTATGGCTACCTTGACTGGATTGCCGAGCAGATCCTGCCCGACACCGCCGACGAATCGACCCTGGAACGCATCGCCGCGCTGCGCCTGAACCAGCCGCGCAAACCGGCGCAAGTCGCCACCGGCAGCGTCAGTTTTACTGCAACCGCGGGCGCGGTACTGGACGTAGATACGCTGCTGCAATCGAGCGATGGCCGTACCTACAAAGTCACCACCGCGCGCACCACCGTCAATGGCAGCAACACCACCACCATTGCGGCGCTGGATGCCGGCAGTCTCGGCAATGCCGACGCCGGACTGGCGCTGACCCCGGTGCAGCCGGTTGTCGGCGTTGTCGGCAACAGCTTTGTGGTGCTGGCGCCGGGACTCAATGGCGGTGTGGCACGGGAAAGCCTGGAGTCGTTGCGCTCGCGAGTGATCCGTTCCTATCGCGTCATTCCCCATGGCGGCTCGGCCAGTGACTACGAAACCTGGGCACTGGAAGTGCCGGGCGTAACCCGCGCCTGGTGCCGTGGCGGTTTTCTCGGGCCGGGCACCGTGGGCGTGTACATCATGCGTGATGACGACCCGCAACCGGTGCCGAATGCCGATCAACTGGCAGAAGTACAGGCCTACATCGAACCGCTGCGCCCGGTGACCGCCGAAGTCCACGTGCGTCCTCCGGTGCAGAAACCGGTGATCTATCAGTTGAAGCTGACACCCGACACCACCGCCGTACGTGCCGCCGTCGAAACCCAGTTGCGCGATCTGCACAACCGCGAAGCCGGCCTGGGTGAAGACCTGCTGATCAGCCATATCCGCGAAGCGATCAGCAGTGCGGCGGGTGAAACCGACCACGTCCTTTCGGCCCCTGTGGCGAACGTAGCCGCCGGTGACAGCGAACTGCTGACCTTCGGGGGTTGCGTATGGCTGCCATAAGAACCGCCGCGCAATACCAGGCGCAACTGCGCGCCTTGCTGCCCAGCGGCCCGGCATGGGACCCGGAGCGGGTGCCGGAGCTGGAAGAGGTGCTGCAAGGCGTCGCTGCCGAACTGGCGCGTCTCGATGCCCGCGCCGCCGACCTGCTCAACGAGATGGATCCGGCCGGCGTCAGCGAACTGGTGCCGGACTGGGAGCAGGTGATGAACCTGCCCGATCCGTGCCTCGGCGCCACACCGCTGTTCGACGACCGCCGCCTCGCCGTGCGCCGCCGCTTGCTGGCGGTCGGCAGTCAGGCCGTCGGCTACTACCTGGAAATCGCCAAAAGCCAGGGTTACCCGAACGCCACCATCACCGAATTCGAAGCCCCGCGCATGGGCCGTTCGCGTTTCGGTGCGGCGCATTGGGGCACCTGGGAAGCGCAGTTCATGTGGACGCTCAACACCGGTGGCCGGCTGTTGCTCGGCCGGCGTTTCGGCGCGAGTTACTGGGGCGAACGCTTCGGCGTGAATCCGGGCTCGGCGCTGGAGTGCCTGATTCATCGGGCGGCACCGGCGCACACCAGGGTGCACATCAATTATGACTAGGGAATAACGTAATGGATTATCCGAAGAGTGTGCCCAGCGCCGGTCTGGTGGATGGGAAATTTATCGATGAAAACCCGCTGACCGGGACACCGGGATCGTTGATCCCGGCGAACTGGGGCAACGGTGTCACGCAGGAAATTCTTAACGTGATCACGGCCGGGGACCTGACTCCGGACGAGAAGAAATACGATCAGTTGTTGCAGGCGATTCGCAGCGTTTCGAGCAAGGGCTGGACGCTGGATTCGGCACTGCCGATTGGCTCGTTGCCGTTGCCGACGATCGCCAGTGCAGAGGGTCGACTTTCCGTGACCGGCAGCGCGGCGGCTACCAGTGGCGGCAAGGTCACGGTTCCCCCCGGTGTGCCGGTCAGCCTGGGCCAGGAGGTTGTGGACGGTCAGTTGGGCAGGTCGCGTACTTTCACCACGCAAAGCTGGACCAGTGCAGATCTTTTACCTAACACGGGGTATTTTTTGCGTGCTCAGGTGATCGCCGGTGCACTGACGTTTTATGTGCAGCGTGGTACGCCGACTGACACAGTGCCTGCTTCTCTCAAAGGCACTGCAGATGGGGTGGGAGGCGGCGGGTTTCCGTCTACCAGTCTGGATATGTGCGTTGCCTGGATTCTGACCGGAACCGTTGGAACCTTGCCTTCGGTTCTGACGATCTATAACCGGGCACGGCTCACCTGGAGCCAGACGGTCAATGGGACCGGCGTGATTTATCTGCCTCTGGATCCGCATGCACGAGCGGCACGACTGACGGTCGGCAATCCAACGCCGTCAGCCACGTTGGTAACGAACGTAGGGTTCTCGGAGGTCGGCTGGGTGGGGTCCAGTTACACCTTTCTTTCGCCTGGCACGCAGGCGATCTCGGGCAATCCGGCAGGATGGACTGGCAAATATCCAACCGTCATTACCACCAACAATGAGGTAGGGGATGTCACGGTATCGACATTGTCTGCCAGCTTTGATCATTCGCAACTCCGCTCGTTATGGCAGACGTTCCAGTCTCAGCATGGCCTTGGCTCCACGAGCGCATTGAAAGACGAGGCGTTGCATGGCATCGGCATCAAAAATCATCCTGTCACCGATTACACCTCGGGTATCGGGGTCAATTTCAGCAATGCCGTCAATGTTCATATTGTGTGGGAGTTGCTCCGATGAAAGTGATTCAGGACCTTCATCAGTTCGGTGACGAGTTGCGTACGCCACAACCTGCGCCCGACCACGAGTGGGACGGTCAACAGTGGGTGTCGAACCCTTTGAAACTGGCTGCACTCGAACAACAAGAGGCCGAGAGCCTTTGTTCCCGAGTCGATGCTGTCGCCGACAGTGCGCGCAGCGTGTTGGCAGGTGATCCGCTCAAGGCATTGGAGTACGCCCAGGCAGCTATTGACGCTCAGGTCTATCAGGATGCCGGCTACCCGAAAAAGGAAGTACCGCTGTCCGTTGCTGCCTGGGTCGCCAAAGGCCGGTCGGCCAGGCAGGCGACCGAGCAGATCCTCGACAAGGCTGCCCAGCTCAGCGAAAACCTGCTGAACCTGCGAACCGTGCGCCTGAAAGCCAAGACCCAGATCCGTGCGTACGCTAGCAAAAGCCAGATGGATCAGGCTCGCGCTGCCGCCGATGAGGCGCTGCAGGCCATTCGTGAACTGGTGGCGCCTCCAGCCCCGTAATCGCAGTCCGCCTTACCCAAGCCCACTTCATGTGGGCTTTTTATTTTCAGAAACAGAAATGTTTGCGCCGTTGCGAAATTCTTCGCGCCGCCACGTTTCATTTGTCATTACAGAGGAACGAGTACCCATGGATTACCCAAAAAGTGTCCCCAGCATCGGCCTTGTCGATGGCCGCTTCGTCGATGAAAACCCGGTGGCAGGAACGCCGGGCTCGCTGATTCCGGCGGTGTGGGGCAACAGTGTCACCGAAGAGTTGCTGGGGGTGATCAAAGCGGCCGGCATGACGCCGGCCGAAGGCATCAACGATCAACTGCTCTCGGCTCTCAAGAAGCTTCTGAGCCTGGCAAGCCCCATGACCTCGCGGGTGACGGAGGTGTCTGCCTCGAAAGCGTTGATCGCCGATGAGCTTGGGCTCGTGCTGATCAGCGCCAATGCGGCTGATACCACCATTACCTTGCCGGCAGTGAGTGCGCTGGCGGGAGTACGGGATGTGATCGTCCGTCGTACCGACAACAGTGCCAACCGATTGGTGGTTCAGGCCGCCGGTAACGACCGCATAAGGTTTCACACGCATTTGTCCGCCAGCGGTTATCCGTTTCTGGTGCTGGTGGGGGCGGGTGACTGGTGGCATCTGCGCAGCGACGGTTCGGGCAACTGGTGGCCGGTTGGGCGCTTCGATACGACGCCTTTGGGGCGGATTGTGTTCGAAAGTTCGACCAACTTGAACCCCGGTGGTTATGGCGCGTTGAACGGTCGGGAATTCCTGCGCGCCGAATGGCCGTGGTTGTGGGATCACGCCGTTCAATCCGGAATGCTGCGTGCCGAAGCCAGTCGTGCTGGCGGCTGGAGCAGTGGTGACGGCATCAAGACATTCCGCGGGCCGGAGGTTCGGGGCGAATTCATCCGGGTGCTTGATGAACAACGCAACATTGATACCGGGCGAGTGGCCGGCTCCTGGCAAAACGGCACCAACATAACCGGTGATAACGGATACGCGCCGGCCGTTCACGGGATCGGCGACCTTTCGACGGTCGGAACCGATCCGACAACGTTCGCGGGTCTGGTTTATTGGACCGGTGCTACGACGGCGGAAAATCTGGTGAGTGGCTATTGGGGGATGACCCGTCCCAGAAACGTTGCGTACCCCGGTCGATTGAAACTTATTTGAGGTGCATATGGCTTATTACTATGTGAATGAAAGAACACAGGAATTGAACGGCCCGGTCGAGTTGCCGGTCATCCCGGGCATGGGTGTCGTTCTTCCGGGCAACGCTATCGAATTGCCCGAGGTGCTGCCACCGGCCGAGTCGGGTCATGTCTGGGTGTGGCGTGACGGAGCGGCGTTGCAACTGATCGATTTGCGCAACCGACCGGTCTATCGCAAAGACAACGGCAACTTTTTCTACTGGAACGAACTGGGCCCGTTGCCCGAGTACCTGACGCTCAAACCGCGCCCGAGCGAATTTTACGTCTGGGGCACCGATGACTGGGTCCTGGATGTCGCGGCGGAGCGCGCGGGTAAAGTCGCCGAGGCTGACGTCGAGCGTGACAATCGCCTGCGTGAAGTGGTCATTCGTGTCGCACCGCTGCAATACGCCTATGAGTTGGGCGAGGCTTCCAACGAACAGTTGACCGCTCTGCAGGCGTGGAAACGCTACACCGTCAAGCTGGCCCAGATTGAGTTGCAAACGGATTATCCGTTGACCATCGACTGGCCTGTAGCACCGGCCAAAGCGGCTGTTTCGCCTGCTGCCTGACTGAACCTATCCCCTTATCAATCTCGCAGGCGGACGATTGCTGCCGGCATCCGGCTGCCTGTAGAACCTCGGAAGTGCAGACGTGGACTATCCAAAAAGCATCCCCGGCGTCGGCCTGGTCGACGGTGGTTTTATCGATGAAAACCCCGTTGCCGGCACGCCCGGATCGTTGATCCCCGCCGCCTGGGGCAACAGTGTCACGCAAGAAATTCTCAACGCCATCAAGGCGGCCGGGCTGACGCCGGACGAGAGCAAAACCAATCAACTGGCCACGGCCATCGGTGCGCTGGTTGACTTCACCAAACTGAAGAACACCCCGACCACCCTGGCCGGTTACGGCATCACCGATGCGGTCGGGCGACTGCTGGCGGTCAGGCAGATCGAAACCGTCGGGATCACGGTTTACAAGCCAAACCCGCGGGCGAAGCGGATTCGTGTGCGGTTGATCGGGGCGGGTGGTTCGGGTGGCGGCTGCGAACCTGTTCCGGCGGGTACCCAGATCCTCGGCGGTGGCGGCGGGTCCGGCGCGTATGCGGAAAGCCTGTATGACGTCACCGCACAAATGCTCGCCGGCGTACCGGTTTCGTTGGGCGCCGGGGGCGCAGTCAGCAACACCACGGGCCTTGCGGGCGGCGGAGCGTCCTTTGGTAGCTACATGAGTGTTTCGGGCGGCGGTGGCGGGCAGAAACTGGGGATCGTGGTCACAGGCACTTCGTCAGGATTCATTCAGGGCGGGGTAGGTGGGTTGCTGACTGGGGGCAATCTCTGCAGCGCTCGCGGTATCACCGGAGGTTTTGGAATGAGCAACGCCAATTGGGGATTGCTGTCGGGTTGCGGAGCTCCGAGTCCGTTCGACGGCGGCGGCTCTTTCAGCGGGTCAAACACCGTTGGCAATGCAGGTGTTCGAGGCTCGGGCGGCAGTGGCTCCTGCTCGATTCACGCTACTGCGTCAATCGTAAGCGGCGCCGGCGGCAATGCCTTCTGTGAAATCTGGGAGTACGAGTAATGGCCCGTTATGCACGTATTGAAAACGGTGTCGCGGTCGAAGTGATCGACACCGGTGACTACGCGATCGAGCAACTGTTTGCGCCGGCGTTCGTCGCGGCGATGGTGCAGGTGCCCGAAGGTGCTGATGTTGAAATCGGCGCGCCGATGTCTGAGTTGACGCCCGCTGTCGAGCCTCTGCGCGAACCGCCAGGTCCTGAAGTCGCTCAGGCCGCAACGGTTGAGGACAACGAGTCTTTGACGGCTGCGCGCGCCTGGCGCCAATCCGCACTTGCGGCCACCGAATGGCGGGTCACCCGCCATCGCGATGAGCAGGAGCTGGGGCGTGGGACAACGCTCAAGGCCCAGCAATACCTGGAGCTGCTCGAGTACCGCCAGGCATTGCGCGACTGGCCCGATTCCGGCGCATTCCCGTCATCCGTTTCTCGGCCATCAGCGCCGCAGTGGCTGGCCAACCCGATTGGCTGAAGCCGTCACGCTACCCATGTTTTCAGATAAGGAGATAAGCCTTGGACTATCCCAAGAGTGTTCCCAGCGCAGGTCTGGTGAACGGACAGTTTGTCGATGAAGACCCGCTCAAAGGCTCGCCGGGTTCATTGATCCCTGCGAGCTGGGGCAATGGTGTCACGCAGGAAATTCTTGGTGTTGTGCGTGCGGGCGGCCTGACGCCGAGTGAGGCGTCAAATACTCAATTGTTGGGTGCTCTTCGCGGTTCTCAACTGTTCCAGACCGCTGCGCCATTCGATGTCAGTCGTTCGGCGGCGACGTCCGAGTTTGTTCAGCGAGCACTTGGCAACTATGCCAGCGCGCGCGGTGTGTCTGCGGCCACGCAACTGACGGCTGCGGATGTCGGATGTTCAATCGGCCTGGGTGGCAATTCGTCATACACCGTGACCTTGCCGGACATCCTCAGTGTGCCCAACGGCGCGACGATCGGCTTTCACTGTCGCAGCAACGCAGCGATCACCATTGCCTGCATGGGCAGTACGCAGATAAGCCCGCAAGGCGCTTATCTGAGTTCGATTGTGATGAACAGTGGCGAGAGTGCCAACGTTGTCAAAGAGAACGGTATCTGGACGGTACACGGTACGGCCAGTCTGAAATATGCCCCACTGTTTTCCGGCCTGGTGGCCAATCCCGGTTATCAAAAGCACCTCAGTGGGAATATCGATCAGTGGGGCTCAGGTATGTCGAATGCCAGCGGGAATGTCGTGGTGACGTTTCCGATCTCGTTTCCCAGGGGATTCTTTTCGCTCGTGGCCACTCACGCCGGAGGTGATGCAGCGATGCTCGCGTTGATTGCAGTCAACCAACAGGGCTGCACGCTGAGAATCCGTGATGCGGCCGGCAGCCTCGCCGCCAATTGTTCCGTGAGCTATTTTGCAAAGGGCTATTGAATGAACCCCTTCAACGTGTTGTTCAGCGCCAGTACCCGGGGCGCCTATGTACCGGGTATCAACTCGTCGGACATTCCCGACGATGTCATCGAAATTCCTCAGGCCTACTGGACTTCGCTCCTGCAAGAGTTGGCGGTCACTGCGAAGGTGATTGGCGTGCGGGCGGATAACGGTTTTCCGGTGCTGGTCGATCCACCACCGCCGACGGCAGACGAAGCCGCTGACATCGAGCGCCGCTGGCGCACCACACAACTGGCAACCACCGATGGCCTGGTGGCCCGCGACCGCGATGAACTGGAGGATGGCGGCGGCACCACGCTGACCACCGAGCAATATGCCGAACTGCAAGCGTTTCGGCGCGCGCTGCGGGACTGGCCACAGGCTTCGTTTTTCCCGTTCAGCGAGCATCGTCCGGTGACGCCGCGCTGGTTGGCAACGGCACTCTGATGGACCAAGGAGACTGAAATGGATTATCCGAAAAGCGTTCCCGGCATCGGACTGGTGAACGGCAAGTTCGTCAATGAAGACGTCGTCGGCGGGTTGCCGGGATCGCTGATCCCCGCGACCTGGGGCAATGGCATCACCGATGAGCTGCTGAATGTCGTCAAGTCTGCCGGACTCGAACCCAGCGAAAACGATGCGACGCAGTTGTTGCTGGCGATCAGGAAAATCAGCCAGAGCGGTGAAGATAAACACGCAGCGGATATTGGCGCTGCCAACCTTTACATGGCCAATTATGTGCCGGCCATCAGTGCGTTGAAGGACGGGCTGACGCTGCGCTTCACGGCAGGCAATGCCAATACCGGAGCGAGCACTTTTGCGCCGAATGGTCTTCTGCCCAAACCGCTATTGAGTCTGGCGTTGAGTGCGTTGCGACCTGCGGAGATTGTTGGTGGCAGCATGTGTTCGGTGATGTACAGCGCAGCGCGGGACAGCTGGTTGCTGGTATATGCCAGCGGTGGCAACGCAACCAGTGGCCGCTTGTTGAATGTAAAAACCTTCACTGCATCCGGTGTCTATGTACCGACGGCGGGAATGAAAAATGTGCTGGTCAAGGTCGTTGGCGGTGGCGGTGGAAGCGCGGGCGTCAGTCCGGCGACTTCCACTCAGTATGGTGTTTCCGGTGGCGGCGCTTCTGGAAGTTATGCCGAGGCATGGCTGGATGCGAAAACGATCGGCATCAGCCAAGTGATCACCGTAGGGATCTCTGGAGCGGCAGGTGCCATTGCGAGCAGTGGAGCAAGCGGCGGGACAAGTTCCTTCGGCTCGCTGGTCAGTGCTCCTGGAGGTGGTGCGTCGCCCTGGATCGATCTGGTTTCACCGGGGGGTAATGGCCTGTATTTCGGCGGTACACCAGGCGCCGTCGCTTCCGGAGGGAACATCGTCAACTGTGCCGGCACATCCGGTGCGCCGGGCATCTCGGTTGCAGGCCCTACGCTCGCTGGACATGGTGCCAGTTCGCCGCTGGGCGCAGGAGGAACGGGCAACAGTTTCGGCGGCCCGACAAGCGTCGGAACCGGTTACGGTGCTGGCGGCGGCGGAGTTGCCAATGCCCCGAACCAGCCGGGACGATCCGGTTCAGCCGGCGCGCCCGGTGTCGTGATCATTTACGAGTACGCCTGATGAAAACCTACGCACGCATCGTCAACGACACGGTGGTCGAGCTGTTCTCGACCGACGGAAACATGGTCGAGATGTTTCACCCGGATCTGCTCTGGGTCGATATCACCGAGATCACTCCAGCACCACAAATCGACTGGTCGGCGAACTTCGGCACCCTCGGCTGGGTGTTTTCGTCGCAAGAAGACAGTGCCCCTGATGGCGCCCTGAAAACCCTGGCAAAGAAATGGCTGACCGGATTCGGTCGCCAGCCGTGATTCAATCGGCGCAATCCAGGGAGGATCAAGCATTATGCAAATCACTGAAAACAACCTCAGCAACATCATGCCCAACGCCCGCTCCCAAGCGGGCGTTTTTGTTTCACCGCTCAACGACGCCATGGCGCGTCATCGCATCGATACGCCCAAGCGCGTCGCTGCGTTTCTCGCCCAGGTCGGCCATGAATCCGGGCAACTGCGCTACGTGCGCGAACTGGGCAATAACCAGTATCTGAGCAAGTACGACACGGGGACGCTGGCCCTGCGTCTGGGCAATACGCCGGAAGCCGATGGTGATGGACAGAAGTATCGCGGTCGCGGGCTGATCCAGATCACCGGCCGCACCAACTATCGCCAGTGCAGTCTCGGACTGTTTGGCGATGAGCGTCTGTTGTCGTTGCCTGAATTGCTCGAGCAACCGCAGTGGGCGGCGGAATCCGCCGCGTGGTTCTGGGAGCAGAACGGTTTGAACGAACTGGCGGACCGCGATCAGTTCAACACCATCACCCGTCGAATCAACGGCGGGTTGAACGGCTTGCAGGATCGCCTGGATCTCTGGGCGCGGGCGAGGGCGGTGTTATGTCCATCTCCTGGCGTGTAATCGGTATTGCGTTGCTGGCCCTGGGGGCGGCAGCGCTGGCGTGGCAATTCCAGGACTGGCGCTACGGTCGCCAACTGGCCGAGCAGGCCCGACAGCATGCCGAAACCCTCAACCAACTGACTCAGGCTGCTGCCACGGCGCAACAGGCCGAACAGGACAAGCGCCTGGCCATGGAGCAACGGCTCGCGGCCAGTGAACAAACCCACTATCGAGCACTCAGCGATGCCCAACGTGATCAGGATCGCCTGCGCGATCGCCTTGCCACTGCTGATCTGCGCCTGTCAGTCCTCATTGACGCAGGCGACGCTGCCCAAGGCTGCGGTGTGCCAGCCGCCTCCGGCACCGGCGGCGTGGATCATGCAACCGTACGCGCCCGACTTGACCCGGCGCATGCTCAACGAATTATCGCCATCACCGGTGAAGGCGATCGCGGACTGATTGCCCTGCAGGCCTGTCAGGCCTATATCAGAGCGCTGGCGCCTGCACATTTTGAATGA